CCTGACTCATATATACCTTCAAAACTCTTTGACCACTGCCATGCACCGTTAGAATTATCCCATTTATATTGAATACCTGTATATGTATTATTCACATAGGTAACGGTTTTAGTATTTGCACTGTTGAATAATACAGACCAAACTGCTCCGTCCCATTCAATAATATCGTTAGCATATGCTTGGAAATCTGTACCATCAAGATTTTTCCATGCCTCGGGTCCTGAATATCCTGATATATTAAACAGTTCTGCATTTATATCTTCTAAAATAAGATACCTTGTGCCTGCAGGTTTATCTTTTGGATTTAACTTTCCTGGGTCTATAATTGCATCAACAGTTCCTCTTCCGCCTATAAGCGTGTTGAGCGGAACAGTGTCGGCGTCAAATGACAGAATCATTGAAAAATCGTCAAGGGGATTAAGACTGATGTATGCAATTATTTCTGAATTATTTTCTTTTAACAATCGTATCTGACTCAATCCTGCTTTAAATTTTCCCGGGTATAAATCTAGGATAGTTAACCAATTTGCTTTAGATTGAAGATCGTTTGTTGAAGTTAACAGATTGTCTGTATTATGCGGAACTAACGATGCTGAGTTGTTTAACACAACTAACGAAAAGTTACCGGGAGTTACTACGCTTCTTCCTGCCGGAGTTTGGCCAACAAATAAATCAGCAAGCGCATCGTCTTTATAATCGTGTCTACTTTCAAGAGTTGCAATAGATTGACTAATAAACACATTAGAAATAATTTTAGTAATAATGCCTAATTTTTTAATCTTTGCAGGAGGATTAATCCATATAGGGCAACTAAATTGTAAGTTACATATACTGATATCTGATTCTAACCCTTGCGGTATTGTTCTTGTTTCAAATGTTTGAGAAGTAAGTTCTACTACACTTAAACTAGACCAATCAATATAATTGTCTGTACTCTGTAATTCTAAACTAGGATTAAAAAATACAGTAATTTGTTCCCATAATTGTAATTTTTGATCAGTGTTGGTTGTCCATAAGTCTGCTGAGAAAGTAGCAAGATATGGAGTAGGCATAAGCCTTTCTACAGTGTAGTTGCCGCCTTGACCCCTACCGTAAATTTCAGTACTATCGTCAAAACTTCGTTCTCTAATATTAACTTTACTTACAAACGTTGGATCCTGCACACGACTTCTATCATATTGTAAATCTTTAATGTAACAAGCAATAAAAGGAGCACTTTGTATAATGTTTTCACTATTTTTGTTTATGATTTGAGATACTTGTCGACTTACATCTCCATACCTTACAGGTACTTCAACTAGTTGACCTTTTGCATCCTTGTAACTAAAGTTACTCATTAATCTCATAAATTGTGTGAGGTATCGTTTAACCTGCCCGTCATAGAAATAATCCATCAATTATCCTTTATAGGTTTTTCACCTGTTAGATAAGGTAAGCTGAACCATAGTTGGAACCATGCCGGCGTGCCTGGTTTAATATTATATTTTTTCATAAGCTCGCCTTTTTCGTTACCAGTGATACTTATGTTACTACCTTCGTAAGGCTGGTAGCCTTTGAATTCTGTTATTCCGGCAAGACGTTTTAATTCCGTTAGTTCCATTAATTATCTGCCCTTGGTTTTAATGCTTTACTGAGTGCTTGTTTTTGTTGAATAACTCTTCCGTCAATTGTTGCAGTATTATTATTATTAACAAATGTGCCTCGTTGTGTTAGCTTAACATCTTTGCCTTGATACGGTGCTCCTATTGCGGTATCTTCTGTACCGTGATTAGTGAGCGTCATTCTTACATTATCTTCGTACTTGACCCAACGCTTACCGTCATATCTAAATAATCGATTTGGAAAATAGTCAGTACGTAAATGAAATTGCCCTTTACTGGCACCAGCTGGAAAATTAAGACCAAAGGAATACGGTGCACCGTTTGCAGGAGTAATATCCTCAGTCATATAACCAACATAAAAATCCTTTGAAGGATTAGCTAATGTGGTAGTTACATTAAGTCCTAATTGATCAATAGTTACATCTGTTTCTGAAGCATCAAGATAATCAACTAGCCCGTTTTCATCTAACGGAATTGTAAATAGATTTTTAGTTTCATATCCACTTAATTTAACATCTTCTTCTGCTTGAGCAAGAATAGCACGATTAATTTCGATACTCTTATTGTAAGTTGACATTATGTCTCTTAATGTAGATCCATCGCCTGCTCCTGCATCTGCATCAAGAATTTCTTTAAATTCTTGACTGTCAACTAATGGTTGACATTTTGCTCTTATCAAGTGAGGATACCATGTTTGACTAAAACCTGCGGCTGCTCTTGTTACATCAGTGATAACATAATAACGTTTTAAGGCAACGGCCGCATCATCTAGAGCATATTCGTCTTTTAAGTGTGGTAATTCTAATACATCACCGGCCATAAGTTTTCTACCTAAATTACCAACAGTAGAACTCAAATGGAACGTTACCATAATATTATCATTTTGCAAAAATAATCCAAACTGACTTAAATTAAAGTCAATATCTTGCATAGTGTAAATTCCACGCAATTGATATACATCTGGATCGTATCGCCTATCTCTGTTTTCTAAAAATATAAGATCTTGTATTCCTAATTCACCTATAGGATTTGTATTAACAGGAACACCGGGAGTAGAGTTTCCAGCATCCGGATTAACGGGACCTAGATATTTGTGAACAAACACATCAGTACCGCCCACTTGAAACTGTTCGTTTATTGCGCGGTCTAAAAATTTAAAATCATTGCCCTTTTCAGGACGGTACAGAGATAAACGTTGCATAGTGACAGTATTTATAGCTAAATATTCGTATGAACGATTCTACAATTTCCCGACAACAAGTAATCGACTACGTTAAACCCTTGCTAGGTGAAGGGATGATCGATGTACAAATGCTTATCTTTTAAGCTCTAGCAACATGGGCGGACTTGCTACATATTATGCTTTTGCTAGTTATCAAAAGCAGGTAGGTAAAATGTTTGGTAGTGAAATCAATTTTTCGTGGAATCCTACTTCCAAGAAGCTTACACTAATGCAACGACCACGCGGCGAAGAACAAATTTTATTATGGTTGTATAACCAACGTCCAGATTTTGTATTATTTCAAGACCCGTATGCTGGTATTTGGCTTAAAGATTATGCGTTAGCAACCTGTAAAATTATCTTGGGAGAAGCCCGAGAAAAATTTCAAACGATTGCTAGTCCTCAAGGTGGAACAACCCTAAACGGCACTGCCCTCAAAACTGAAGGTAAGGCAGAAATTGAGCAACTTGAAATGGATCTTATCAACTACAAAGATGGTGGAAAACCATTGACTTTTGTCATAGGATAATGTAAATTATAGTATCTCTGGAGATACTATGATTATAGGCTTTGTTGGTTTTATTGGGTCGGGCAAAGATACTGCCGCAGACTACCTAGTTAACTTTCACGGATTTAGACGTGATTCATTTGCAAACACATTAAAAGACGCGGTTGCGGCTGTATTTGGCTGGGACCGCGTTCTGCTGGAGGGTAGAACTGCGGAAGCCCGGGCGTGGCGAGAAGAAGTCGATATTTGGTGGGCAGAGCGATTAAAAATGCCCAAACTTACTCCTCGATGGGTATTACAATACTGGGGTACAGAAGTTTGCCGTCAAGGGTTTCACGACGATATCTGGATTGCTAGCGTAGAAAATAAGATGCGTAAAACTACCGATAATATTGTTATAAGCGATGTGCGATTTCCTAATGAAATCAAAGCAATTCATAATGCAGGCGGAAAAGTTATACGAGTAAGACGCGGCGAAGATCCTGAATGGTACGAGGCTGCTATTATCTAATGATAGTACAATTGATGAATTGTTTTTATCGATCAGAAATCAGGTGATAGATCTCCCTGTCTCCATGGCAAATTGAGATCGTGCAGTATGCGCTGGCAGTTAGCACATACTGTTTTTAGATTGGTAATTTTACAATTATCTAAATCACCGTCTACATGATAAACATTAAATTGTACCATATGTTTACTGCTATGTCCACACTTATCGCATTTATTCTTTAAACGATATCCTGCACGATACCATTTAGGTAATCCATCTTTAGCTCCACGGGCGCAGTGGTCACATTTACTTCTATAAAACGGTTTTTTTTCTTTGTAATAGTTTATGGCCACCGGTCTTTTGCCGCAGGTTTTACATAATTTTCTCATCAGCGCCCTTTTCATGCCCTTTTCGTTGTATTTAAGTCGGTAAAATTTGAGGCCTTCCGCTAAATATAACAAATGATAATCCATTAAGGAGATACCAAATGGCAATGAGTTCAGCAGGCGTACAAGTAAACGTCATTGATGAAAGTTTTTACACTTCGGCAGCACCGGGGACTACTCCCCTTATTATTGTTGCATCAAAAACAAATAAGACTAACAGTTCCGGTACTGGAATAGCACCGGGAACTTTGGCTTCAAATGCAGGCAAAGTTTATACCATTACAAGTCAGAGAGATCTTTCTGATACGTTTGGTACTCCATATTTTTACACTGATTCAAACAGTAATCCTATTCATGGCGGAGAACTTAATGAATATGGTCTACAAGCGGCCTACAGTACGCTAGGTGTTACCTCTAGAGCCTACGTAGTAAGAGCTGATGTTAACTTATCCGAGTTGGTTCCAAAAACATCTGAACCAACAGGATTACCTGCCGCTGGAACTTATTGGATCGATACTACAAGTTCAAAATTTGGCATAAGCGAGTGGAACGCAACTACAAAGGTGTTTATTAATAAAACTCCTCGAGTAATTAACGATGTTACATTATCTTTATATGCTGATGCAAATAGAGTGCCGCTTGATAGTTTTGGAAATCAAGGCGATTACGCTGTTGTAGTTACCAATGATAATCGTTATACAATGTATTTTAAAAACGTTGACAACGTTTGGGTTAGATTAGGTAGCAACATTCAAACTACATTCGGCAACCCAATTGTTGATTCAAGATTTGTAAGCAACTGCTGGCAAACTAGCTGGCCTATTGTAAAAGGTACTCCGACACAACCGTCTAGCGGAAGTAGATTTGCTATTAACGATATAGAAATTACAATTACTGATCCAACAGTAGACGGAATTGCAAGAAGTATCAATGCCCTTACTCCTCAAGCAGGTGTAGGTGCAAAATCAGACGGTACTAACTTGTATCTATATGCTGATGCATCAGCACAATCAGATCAAGCAGCCGGCCCAAATGGAAAAATTGCATTAGTTAATAGAGGCGGCTCTGCAACTCTTGCTAGTTTAGGCCTTGAAGTTGGCGTTTTTGGACCATTAAAATTAACACTTGCTCCGCATTATCAATTCCCACAATATGCATCTCAGGGTGTTGCTACAGGTAGTGTTTATGTT